TCAGGACAATGGTCTTATTCCGATTGACGATATTCGGGCCGCGGCCAATAAGTTCTATCGGGAGAGTGAGTACATGGGCGCTCCGCTTATCTACGGCATTGACGTTGCCCGCTTCGGATCGGATGCCTCGGTCATCTTTAAGCGCAGAGGGCTAGTAGCCTTTGAGCCGATTGTTATCCGGAAGTTTGACAACATGGCATTGGCTGATCGCATTGCGGTAGAAATGGCCAAAGAAAAACCCGAGGCCGTATTCATTGACTCCGGCGCCGGGCAAGGCGTGATCGACAGACTTCGCCAGATGCGATTTGATGTCGTGGAAGTTCCCTTCGGAGCGCAAGCCATCGACAAAGAGCAGTTCGCAAACCGCCGCATGGAGATGTGGTGGCACATGGCCCAATGGATTAAGCAAGGCGGTGCGATTCCTCCGGATCCCGTTCTGCAGGGTGACTTGGGCGCTCCGACTTATGGCTACACACCCAAAGGCCCTAAGATTCTCGAGGCCAAAGACAAACTCAAGGAACGCATCGGACGATCTCCGGACTTAGCAGACGCTTTGGCTCTGACCTTTGCCGCTCCCGTGGCTCCTAAACTTTCCCGAAGTATGGAGCGCGCCATCTACGGCGTGAATGATTCCTACGATCCCCAGGAAGCCTTTGAATCCGAGTATTGGAACTCATAACACCGTCCATAAACCCTGCGCCTGAGCCTAGACAATGGGCTCATGAAAATCATTGACGCGTCCTTAGTTGAAATCATTGACCGTTGCCGTGAGCTTATTGACTCGGCAATGTCGGAGGCAGGCTTGCCTAACCGCAGGGCAGTTCCGGATCGTTCGATCTACCGAATCTTAAGCGAAGGCACAGACTCCTTCGGCCTCATTGTTGAAGACCAAGGTAAGCCCGTCGGGTTTGCTTCTGTCTTTGTCTTTACGCACCAGCACAGCGGCGAAGTCTTCGCACAAAACGATGCGATCTATCTGTCGCCGGAATATCGCAATACTTCAATCGGCGGCCGCTTGGCAGTGCTGGCAGAACGTAAAGCAATCGAGGCAGGCGCCAAGTTTTTCCTATGGGACGTGCCCGAGGATTCTCCTCTGGCTAAGGCACTCGCAAAGAGAGTGCAGGGCAGAAAGCATCTTTTATTTTTTAAGGAACTTTGATCATGGGAATGACTGCAGCAGTTATCGCGGGCACATTAGTGGGTGCCGTGACTTCGGGGTTGAGCGCTTATGAGCAGAAACGTACCGGGGATCGTCAAACATCGGCCGCCAAAGAACAGCTTGCTCAGCAGCAGGCCTTGGCTCAGGAAGAAGATCAGGCCCGCAACAAAGCAAACCGCAAGCAGGCCGATCTTGACGGTCTTTTGGCAGACAACACGATTGACAACGGATTGGGATCCACGCTTCTGACAAACGGCAATGCGGCTCCCCTGAACCCTGGCGCGCTTGGCACCGGTTCCTCTTTACTCGGAGGCTGATCATGGGAGCAGTATCGTCTGTGGTCCACGCTGTGGGCAAGGTGGTCAAACCCGTTGTGAAGGCGGCCGCCAACGTTGTCACTGCGGGAGCCTACAACCACATGCAGAACAAGAAGGATCAGGCTCGAAAGGCTCAGGCTCAAGCCGCACGTCAGCAGGCACAGGCTGAAGAGCAGCAGTCTCAGAACGCCAACATGGCAAACAAAAAGCATGCAAATGTCGGAGACACGGTTGTTGATGACACTCCGGAAGGAATGAGTGAAACGGTTCTGGCAAGTGAAGCGGCGCAGGATGAACGCTTCAAACTGCAGAAGAAACAGCTTATCGGGGGATAGTTATGCCCGCAGACATCAAGCTTATCAATCAGCGCTTCGAGAGCCTCAAACAGGAGCGCAGTTCCTGGGAGGATCTGTGGCGCGATATTCGCGACTACTGTCTTCCGGACTTAGGATGCTTCTCAGGTGAAGATGCAACTCAGGGCTCAAAGCGTTATCGCAAGATCCTCGATGCTGAAGCAATTGACTGCGCGGATGTTTTGGCCGCTGGTTTGCTCGGCGGCGTCTCGTCTCCTTCAAGGCCCTGGCTGCGTCTGACCACAATGGATCCTGACCTCGACAAGAATCCCGCTGTCAAAGAGTGGATGACGAAAGTTCAAGACCTTCTGCTTCTCTACTTCTCAAAGGCCGAATGCTACAACGCGCTTCACCAGAGCTATTTAGAGCTTCCTGTATTTGGTACTGCATGCACGATCGTTAAGCCTCATCCGGAACAGCTCATCTCCCTGCAGAATCTCACAATCGGGGAGTACTGGCTGGCTGAAGATGATTACGGAAAGGTCGATACGATGTATCGGCGCCTCTCTCTTACGGCCAAACAAATGGTCCAGCAATGGGGATTTGAGGCAGTGAACAACGATGTTAGGCAGGCATTTGAGAAAGATCCCTTTGCCCGCTTCAATGTGATTCACGCGATTGAACCTCGCATTGAACGTAATCCGGATAAACGAGACAACAAGAATATGCCTTGGCAGTCCGTTTATTTTCAGGAAGGCGTGCAGGACAAGGTTCTCTCTGAGTCAGGTTTTAGAAACTTCCCGGCACTGTGTCCGCGCTGGATGACTTCGGGCGGCTCCGTATATGGCCGCGGTCCCGGTGCCAAGGCCTTGAGCGCACAGAAGTCTTTGCAGAGACTGCACCTGAGACTTGCTGAACTTGTGGATTACGGAACTAGGCCGCCGATTCTCTACCCGTCCACCCTCAAGGATCAGCTGAGTCAGTTCAAGCCGGGAGGCCGCGTGGCGGTCAACCCGCAGGAAGCTCCGATCATCCGCTCCATGTGGGAAGTGCGAACCGATCCGCAGGCAATGTTGGCTCTGATTCAATCGACGCGTCAGGACATTCAGCGCATCTTCTTCGTCAACGTGTTTCAGATGATCGCGGCAACTGCCAATCAAACCGACCGCACCGCGACAGAGGTTCAGGCACTTGAGCAGGAAAAAGTGATGATGCTGGGGCCTGTGTTGGAGCGCCTGCACACCGAGCTTCTTGATCCGCTTGTAACAAACGCCTTCGGCTTCATGGTTGAGTACAACATGCTTCCGGAAGTTCCGGAAGAACTCTACGGCAGAGAACTTTCGATTGAGTATGTCTCGGTTCTGGCAGAAGCACAGAAGAACGCGTCAGCCAACGGCATTGTGAGAACGGCTCAACAGATTGGCCTTCTCGCTCAGATCAATCCCCAGGCCGTGGACAAGCTCGATGTGGATGCAACGATCGATCAGCTTGCAGACATGAACGGTGTTCCGCCGTCCTTGATTGTGACAGGACAGAAGGTTGCCCTTATTCGCCAGCAAAGGGCCGAGCAACAGCAGGCGCAGATGCAGGCCGCACAACTTCAGCAGGCAATGACAAGCCTCAAAGATCTAGGGCAGGCAGCTGACTCTCAGGGCCTGCAGGAAGCTTTCTCTGAAGAGGGAGCGCAGTAAGCGTCCATAAACCTAAAGGGCCCTAAATGACAATGACAGACATAGATGATCCGCTTCTCGAAATCGAACAGCGGGAGCTGGCTGAAAAGGCAGAGAAACAAAAACTCAAGGAGCTGGAGATTGCCATCAAGAAAACTCTTGAGACAGTCGAAGGCAGAAGGATCTTTCAATGGATTCTCGACATGACAGCCGTCGACAGTTCGGTCACGTCTCAGGATATGACGCTGATGACGATAGCTTCCGCAAGGCGCGATATCGGTTTGCAAATATTGAATCGACTCAAGGGCATCAATCTCGAGCTGGTTCGCAGAATGGAGAACGAAAAACTAAATGGCTGAAACCGCAGAAACCACTGTCAACGAAGCAGGCGCTGCCGCAACTGAAGGCGACGTTCCTCCTGCAGATCCTACTCCGGCACCTCAGGATGCGACACCTCCGGCACAGCCCGAAACCTCCGCTGAAGCTCCTCAACCTAAGGACGAAGAACCTGAAGGCATGGGCGCAGACGAGGAAGAAGGCGAATCTAAAGAGGAAGCCGAAAAGAAGGAAGGCAACGACGTTTTAGGCGCGCCAGAGAAAGGTTACGACGAAACAGGCATTGAACTTCCGGAAGGCATTCAGCTCGATGAAGGAGCGATTGAGGCGTTCAAGAAAGAATGCAAGGACCTGAATCTTTCTCAGGCCGCTTACTCGAAACTGGTCACAAATATGACCTCTGTTTTGGCAAAGCGTGCGGAGGAACAGTCTGCTCAAGTCAAGCAGGCCCTGACTGCTGAAGCCAAGGCTGACCCTCAAATTGGCGGTGCGAACTATGCGGCCAACCTTAAGAGCGCAAGCCGCTTTTACGCAAAGTTCTTTGACGCTGAGACTCGCCAGTTCTTCGAGTCTGTCGGCCTCAATCGTCATGCAGGATTCATTAAAGGGTGCCTTGCCGCTCAGCAGGCACTCAGCGATGACGCCGTCGTAAAGGGCGGCAGGTCGGGTGAACTCTCAACAGCCGAGCGCGCCCGGGCTTTTTTCCCTAACTCAAAGATGAACTAATTTTTAGGAGTAATTACGATGGCTGCTGAATATCCAACACTGGTTGACCTCGCATCGAGACTTGACCCGAAAGGTGAGATTATTCCGATCGCTGAAGTCTTGTCTAAACGAGACCCGATTCTCAAACTCCTCAGATGGAAAGAGTGTAACAAGACGGATGGCTACCTTCATGCCATCCGAACTGGCATCCCTGAACCGACTTGGCGCCGCCTTTATCAGGGCGTTCAGCCGCAGAAATCCACGACCGCTCAGGTCACCGATACCTGCGGAAACGTTGAAATGTACGCTGAAGTCGATAAAGACTTGGCTGACGTAAACGGCAACACAGCCGCCTGGCGCCTGTCTGAGCAGAAACCGTTCTTTGCCGGTATGGGCAACGATATGGCAAAGACAATGTTCTATGGTGATATCGATGCCGAGCCGGACAAGTTCATGGGCCTTGCCGCTCGTTATAACGACACGAGCTCTACAACTCCGTCCTCTCGCAATGTCATTAAGGCTGTGAGTACCGGAGCTACGACCAAGAAAGTCACTTCGATCTTTATTGTGTCGATGGATCAGTTCTTCGGCATCTATCCGAAGGGATCCAAGATCGGTTTACAGCACACCGACAAGGGCCAGTGCACTCACATGAACTCCGACGGCTCCATGTATGAAGTCTATCGCGACCACTACAAGTGGCAGGCAGGTGCCGCGCTTAACGACTGGCGCGGTGTGGTCCGTGTCTGCAACATCCCGATCTCCGACGGTGCTGTCGACATGGGTTCCGAAGATCTGATCAAGAAACTGATCGTTGCAAAGAACCGTATCCCGTCAGACCTTCGCACAAATCTTCACCTTTTCTGTGCTGAAGAAGTGCATACCGCTCTTGAACTTGCCGCTTACGCCAAGAGCACAAACGTTCTCAAAGTTGTTGAGGCCGCCGAACAGTTCAAGACCATGTTCTTCGACATTCCGATCGAAGTGTCTGATTCCATCAGCCTCACTGAAGATCTTGTTTCGTAATAGGAGAAAAAGATGAGATTCGATTCCAAGCTTATGTTCAGTGACGGCCAGTCCCTCTCCGGGACTTCCGGAACTTCCACGAACACTCTTGACCTGAACAAGGCCGGAGTTTCTGAAGGTGAGCTCTACGTCATCTTGAGTGTTTCCGGTTCCGCTCTGCCGACCTCTATCGAGGTTCTCGGCGGTTCTGCCAGCACTTCTGTGACTGATACCGTAGCAACGGCTTACGGTACAGATACGGCAATCAAACTGCCGCAAGGCTGTCCGCGTTACCTCAAGCTGTCCTTTACCGGCACTGCAATGAGCTGCAAGGTCACTGCAGGTATTTCCCTGTGCGCCTCCTCTCCGAAAGGCAAGCGCATCGGTGACTATGCAGCCGAGTAAACAGGATTATTCCTAGCGAGCATTTTGGGGGCCTTGCGCCCCCTCTTTTTTAGGAGCAAACATGTCTTCTGTTGTCGACATCTGCAATATCGCTCTCTCGCGACTGGGAGATAGAGCGACAGTGACCTCAATTGATCCGCCTGAGGGAAGCGCTCAGGCCGATCATTGCAGACGCTTTTATCCCATTGCCTTAAAAACTATCCTTGCCACCTATAACTGGAGCTTTGCCACAACGCGCAAAGAGCTTGCTCGTTTGACGGCTGAACCGATCGGAGGCGGCTATGCGTTCCCGATTCCTGCCGACTGTGTGAAGATCATTTATGCCTATCCGGTTGACGAAAATGGAAACGCAACTCGACAGACTCTTCATTACGTCCGAGAGCTGATCAACGGACAAGTCTGTTTGGTGGCAGAGCAGAAGCGTATATGGATTAGGTATATCACCACGGAGGTTAAGCCTGAAAAGTTCTCTGATGTATTTTCTGACGCCTTGGCTTTTCTCCTTGCCTCTAATCTTGCGGGCACTGTTGTTCCGGGGATGACGGGTGTGCAGATGGCGGCTGAGATGATGCGGTTTTACGAAGATAGACTGTTAAAAGCACAGGCTCAGGATGCAGTTCAGGACAGAGATCATCTGAGCTATAAGCCTGACTTTATCGGTGACTACGATGACTGGGGGAGGGACGGACATGAGTGGCTCAACTAAAGTCCTTCAGCGCTCTTTTGCCGGCGGTGAAATTTCTCCGGAAATGTTTGGGCGAACAGACGATACAAAGTATCAGACAGGCCTTGAGACGTGCCTGAATTTTCTCTGCCGTCCCCAGGGCCCGATTGAAAACAGACCCGGCTTTGAGTTTGTGCGTGAGGTCAAAGACTCAAGCAAGAAGGTGCGGCTGATTCCGTTTATCTTTAACGCTCAGCAAACCTTCGTCATCGAGCTGGGGCACAAATACGCCAGATTCCATTCCTTCGGCGCAACGTTGATGAACGGCAATCAGCCATACGAAATCACAACGCCATGGGATGAAGATGATCTCTTTGAACTTGAGTATGTGCAGTCAAATGACATCATCACCGTGACGCATGAGGATTACGCTCCGACGGAGATCCGGAGGTATTCCAACACCGATTGGCGACTGGCGACGATCAGCTTCTCTTCAACTTTGGCCACGCCCACAAACGTGACCGCTGTCAGAGAAACGACTACGGGCAACGAGGATAAGAACGCCGACAAGTACACGTTCCAATATAAAGTCTCCTGCCTCAATGCTGATAAGACAATCGAAAGCGAACCGAGTGCAGCAGTCTCTTGTACCGCCAACCTCTATGCCACAGGTACGACAATCAAAATCTCATGCTCGGCCGTGTCCGGAGCAAGTTACTACCGCTTCTACAAGAATCAAGGCGGCATCTATGGTTACCTAGGAGACTCGGAAACCACGTCCATCATTGATGACAACATTGCTCCGAAGACGGACATCACGCCTCGCCGATATGACTCAGTTGTCTCTTCCGGAAATTATCCGAGCGCTGTAGGTTACTTTGAACAGCGCCGATGGTTTGCAGGTTTTAAGACTGATCCTCAGCGTGTGGTTGCTACTCGTTCCGGCACAGAGAGCGATATGACTTACTCCCTGCCGTCTAAAGACGATGACCGCATCAACTTTAGAATTGCGGCTACAGAGTTCAATAAGATTCTGCACATTTCTCCGCTGTCTCACCTGATCCTTCTGACAACGGGCTCTGAGATTCGTATCAGTCCCCAGAATTCAGACGCGATCACTCCGTCTTCTATTTCTGCTCGACCTCAGAGCTACAACGGAGCCACGACAGTCAGGCCGCTCGTTTACAACAACAATCTGATTTTTGCTTCCGCCCGTGACGGCCATGTCCGAGAACTCGCCTATCAGTATCAAGCAGGCGGTTTTGTGTCCGGAGATCTGTGCCTGAGAAGTCAGCACCTCTTTGACTTCAAGACGATCAAGGACGCCACGGCACAGAAGGCTCCGTACCCCATCATGTGGTTTGTCTCCTCCGACGGAAACTTGCTCGGCCTCACGTATATTCCTGAACAACAGGTCGGCTCCTGGCACCGTCACAACACAGACGGAGTTTTTGAATCCTGCTGCGCTGTTTCAGAAGGCGTGGAAGATGCCCTTTACTGCGTGATCAGAAGGACAATCAACGGAAGCCAGAAGCGCTATGTTGAGCGTATGAGAACACGAAACTTCAAGAATTTGGCTGATGCCTTCTTTGTCGATTCCGGCGCGACCTACAACGGGACGCCTACGACCACGATCTCCGGAATTGATTGGCTCGAGGGAAAGACAGTTTCTATTTTGGCCGACGGTGCTGTCCAGCCTCAGCAGAAGGTTGTAAATGGCAAGATCACTCTCAACCATGAGGCCTCGGTCGTTCAAGTCGGTCTGCCGTATCAGTCGGATGTGAAAACACTTCCGGTCATCCTCCAAGATCAGTCCGGAGGTATGGGGAGAGTTAAGAACGTCTACAAGATCACAGTGCGGGTTAATAGAAGTTCCGGAATCTTCGCAGGCCCCAGCTTCGACAAGAAGGACCTTGTTGAATACAAGCAAAGAACGATCGAGCCGTGCGGTTCTCCTCCTGCGCTTAAATCTGATGAAATAGACCTTCAGCTTTATTCAACATGGACTCGAGGCGGTCAGGTGTGCTTGAGACAGCTCGATCCGCTGCCCGTCACAATGCTGGCTTTGACCTGCGATCTCTCGGCTTAACGTCCATAAACATTGAAGCTTCGCCGTTACCTTAGAGAAAAATTGAGGTAACGGCACATGGGTAAGTACGATCAATATGCTGGCGAGGATCTTGACGTTCCTCTGTACGAGGGACAGGGTTCCTCGTTTGGTTTTTCTAAGATAACTTCGGACGCGGCAAACGGTCTGGGCAGTTTCGGCCTTGGATTTTCGATGGGGCACAATGCGGTCAATGGCATTGTTGCTCCGATCCTTGCCTTTCGCCAGGCTAAGCAGCAGAAGCAGCTTTACAAAATTCAGGGCGAGATTTCAAAACTGCAGGCGCAGTCTTTCCGGACAGCGGCCGAAGATGTTTTGAAGAGAGCTCAGCAGGAAGTTGCCGCGGTTACTTTTCGTGCCGGACAAACAAAGGCCAAGACTAGAGTAGCTCAGGCGGCAAGCGGTGTTGCTCTCGGAACCGGAAATACGGCAGAAGTGATGGCTTCTTACGACATTGCCAAAGAGATGCAGGTCAATCAAATCCTTGCAAACGCCGTTGCTGAATCCTTTGGCTATCGGCGCAGGGCGGTCAATTACTCAAACAATGCGATCGCTCTCAATGCCCAGGCCAAGAACATCTCTCCCTGGGCGTCTGCTGTCGCCACTGGCATGAGCATTCTCATGAATCCGAACGGAGCAAAAGGCAATCCGCTGGATCCCAACTCCGGATCAACTGGATCCGGTTATCTCGATAACGTCGTAAGCATCGGCAAGTTGTTTACGAGCGGCGCCGGCGGCATGAGCGGCGGAGCAGGAGTCTAAACATGGGAACAATGAAACTTCCTTCTGTTGATAATCCCTACGGCGTCCCGGTTGCGATCTCTCAGCCGGGCGGAATGCAATCTGAAATCATCACTGCGCCAGAGAGTCCGGTGTCGGTTCGACACGCTGGCGAGGCAATGAATAAACTCTCCGGAGATCTCAGGGATGCATACGACAAATGGCAGCTGGAAATTGATAAGACGCGCCTGGATGACTTATCGACTCAGCTTGAACATGCACGCATAGACCTCAGAGTTAATCCGGAGAACGGATACGAAAGACTCAAAGGCGTCAATGCCCTTGAACGACCTGATGGCAGAAGCCTAAATGATGAAGTCAGTGATGCCTTCAAACAGCGTTATGAGAAGCTGAGGGAGCAGGCCGGAAATGCCCGAGTCCGCAGCGCC